TTGTTAACAATAACGCGACGATAGTACTTGTTAGTGCTAATAACGTTCGAACGACCTGAACCCTTAGTAAGACCTTCAGCGAATGGGTTTGCAACCATGCCGTAACGAGTCTTAAAGCCGATCTTTGGCTGGAAGGAAGTTGGATCAACTGCACGAACCATCTGAAGTGGAACGTATGGGCAGTAGAAGAGACCAGCGTCAAACGCTGAAGAACCCTTATAACCAACAGTCAAGTAGTTACCACCAAGAGCGTATGGGTCAATGTAAACCTTTAGGCGACCATTGAGAACACCAGCGAAAGTGTTACCAGTATCGTCTACCTGGAGGTTGTTTGAGTTAAGAGCAGGAGCGTAGTCGAGAACACCAGCCATCTGAAGAGCAGAAGCAACGTCTGAAGAACAGATAACGATGTTACCCTTGCCTCTACGAGTCTGCTTAGCAATCTGGTTAGCTTCGCGTTCAAGCTGGAACATAAGACCCTTGAACTTTTCAACTGACCAACGACCGTTTGAGTCAGTGTCAAGGTCGAACACACCAGCAGTAGTTGTGTTGTCCTGAGCACCAGCTTCAGCAGTGATGTTGATAGTACGAACTACTTCACGATTGATTTCAGCAAGAATTTCAGCTGAAAGAATGTTAGCAAGTTCAGTTTCTGCGTCGAGACCATGGATTGCCTTGAGATCCTGAGCAAGTTCCATAGTGTATTCTGCCTTGAGAGCACGAGTGTTAGCAGTAACAGTAACCTTCTCGATGCTGAAAGCCATCTGAGCGAAGTCAGTGTTCTGGTAAGTACCAAGAGCTTCTGCCTGAGCAGTTGACATACCAGCGCCAGTGTTATAAGTGTTAACAGCTGTAAGTGGTGAAGTGTTTGTAGCACCTGGGATAGTACCAACGAACTTGTTACCGAAAGTATTAGCACCTGAAGCAACAGTTGAGAACGCAGTATTAACTTCGTTGTAGAATGTTTCAGAGCCATCCTGAGCAGAATAACGTGAACGCATTGCGAAAATAAGACCAGTTGGACCAGTCATTGGCTGAACGCCGCAGATGTCATAAGCAATGAGGTTAGGCATTGCACGACGAACTAGAGAAATAAGAACTGGGTCGAAAGTATCGATACCACCAGCGCCAGCAGTAGATGACGAAGCACCCATGAAGTTGGCTGGAATTACAGAAGAAGCTACTGGAGTTTCTGTAAGTGTCTGATACTGACCGTGTGCTGCTGATTCAGTGAGAGCACGTTCAGTGTTCTCAAGCATCATAGCAGTTACAGAACGACGATGTGCGTCCTTAATTGGGTTAAGTGACTCGTGGTCAAGGACTGGAGCCCACTTATTTTGAATTTCCTCAGCTAGATACATTTTTGTTCCTTTCGGTTATTTTTACTAAGGTTATAGTATTATTTATGTTAAATTACTTCTTAACTGTTCTTGCAAGAGCCTGAACGTAACGATTGACTGAAGGGTCAACAGATACAGTAGATTCAGAAATTTCGCCTTCAAAAGTTTCTTCTTCAATATTTGAAGAACGTGAAGGTTCTGTCTTGAAGTAGTTTTCTTTAACAATCTTCAACTTCTTTTCGTAAGTTTCAAGATTGCCATCGAATTCAATTCCTTCAACGAGAGCAGAGAACTTCTCCTGCTGTGTTAGTGCAAGATCAGAAGCGAGTTCTTCGAAGATTTCTCTTGCAGCTGATTCTACAATAGCACTCTTCAACTCTACATTTTCAGAAATTGTTTCATCAAGCTTCTGCTCAAGAGCTTCTACTTTTTCAGCAAGAGCTTCAAGAACATCAACTTGCTCTTGAGGAACACTAATATAATGTTCAGCAAAGAGATTTCTTAAACCTTCCATAAACTCTTCAGCGAGTTCATTACGGAGGGTTGATTCAATAGCTACTTCGTTATCTTTCATCCACTGTTCAACAACGTAATCAAGATATACGTCAAGCTTAGATGTTACTTCTTCAGTGAATGTTTCTAGCTGTTCAGTTAGCTGTGCTTCAAATTCTTCTTCAAGACGAGCAGTTTCAGCAATGATACGAGCAGAAACAGCAGCTTCAAAAAGAGTTGATGCCTTTAATTTAAATTCTTCTGAAAGTTCTTCACCATCAAACATATCAGCAACGTCTTCTTTAATAGAAGCTGAAGCAGCTGATGGCTTCATCTTAAGAGTAGCAGCATTTGATGCTGACTTATCGCCAACACCCCAATCTTTACCCTTACCAAACTGAGCCATAGTTTCAGCAAATTTGTTAAGATCTTCTTTAGACATGCCACTAATTGCAGTCATTGCAGAAGCCATTGCAGCAACCTTTGACATTGGTTCGCCTGGAGCTGCCTTTGGATGAAGAGACTTGGCTGCAAGTGTTTCCTCTTCAACAGTTTCTACTTCGCTGTTTTCGATTTGGTCTTCAGCATCATATAGTTCTTCATTATTGTTTAATTCTTGAGCCATTAGAAAAGTCTCCTGTTTAGATTTATTTTACAATTATTTATATTTACTTGTTCTTTAGTGTTAAAGATGCAATATAATTCTCAAAAATTGCCATCTTTTGTTCTTCTAGCTGACCCTTTGACATTTTATGGACAGCTCTTTTAACTGTATCGAGTTTTTCTTCTAGCCAAGTATCTTTAATTGGATCGTAAATCCATTCTACGTTTTCCATGATACCCTGAACGAAGGCGTTTGGGGCTGAAGGATCGGCTACAATATCAGCAGCAGTTGC